GTGAGCGTGTAGTAGAGATTGCCGTCTAGGGCCGCAAGGCTCGTAGGATCGCCCTGCACCATCGGGATCGCTGTCCCGCCTGTTGGCGCAGAGGCCGCTGTCGCGGCGCTCGGGTTGTTGCCCGCAGCCGTTCCTACCGACGCCCAAGTGACGGGCGTATAGTCAATCCAGCGCGTCTTATCCTGCGCCTCGATGCTCAGGGTGATCTCGCCAGGCACATAGAAGCCGTTGGCAGAGCCTGCAGCCGGAATCGTGATCGGCGTCGTGATCTGAAAGACAGTCTCATCGCTGACGGCAGAGGCACGATCCTCATACTCAAGCAGCGCGCGGTTGATCGCATCATCCGTATTGCGAAGGATGCTGATCTCAAATGGATAAGATTCCTTATCAAATGTGATCACAGGCGACTGCAGCGCAGCCTGATGCGTATCGCGATCGTTGAAGGTCAGGATGCCAGACTCGTCTACGAAGATACGACCGCCCTCGGCGATCGCGAGCAGTCCCAACTCTGTGCCTAGCGGCTCGCCAGTCGCAACGGCGAACTGTGCCGTGCCGAAGGCGGTGCCCGCGGTGGCGTAGGATGCCGTCCCCAGACCCGCCTTATCCGCGAATGCGCTGAACACGGTGCTCAGCCCCACATTGGCACGAGGGCCATAGTAGGTTGGCGTGTTCGTGAAACGTGCGGAGATATCGAGTAGGCGCAACTGTGCGACGCGCGCCTGCTCTCGCGGCACGACAGATCGCACGATGTAGATCCCTAGTTGCCGTGTCTGAGGCGCACCATTGTAGTAGTAGCCGAGGCTGACTTTTGCCTTTGTCGTCAGGAATGCGCCCTGCAGATAGGCATAGATCGGGCTATTCTCATTCTCGGCGCTGAATCGCTGATTCAGGTTGTCAAGCGTGAAGTTGCACTCGCCTGGCTGAAGCGCACCCGTATCAGGATTGAAGGACTCTATGCCGGCTGCGTCTAGGACATAGCCCGTCTCGTCGTCAAATACGCCGTCGCCATCCCAGTCAATCTCCAACTTGAGGATGGGGCGATGCTGTTTATCTGCGATCGCGGCGATCAGGTTTGCGCTTAGTGCCACGGTCGCCTCCTAAGTTGTGCGGGCGTCAACCTCAACGAGCGAGATCTGAAAGTCTCCCTTTGTGATGTCAGGGTAGACCGTGACCAGATCGCTGATTGAGTCAATGCGGACGATCACGCCAGACTGCGCCTCTGTCCACGGGCCGCCAGCCCAAGTCAGGGTCGTCGTTTGCTGATTGCTGACATTCGCCCAGTAAAGCGCGACGATCGCATCGTAGGTTGTGATGTTCTCGTACTCAAAGGCGAGCGTATAGCCGTATCGGTATCCGACAGACCACGAGCGGATGGAGCCGTTGACGGTGAGCCGGTTGCCGCCTACCGTGCTGAACTCCAACTTGTTGGCGCTGGAGCGCACAGGATATGGCAGCGTGATGGTCGTCGCGCCAGACGAAAGGGTCGGCTGATTCACGCTCATCGAGCACCTCCGAGCACGGTGCCTCGGCGCTTGGCTTCGTCATTCAGGGCGCCATAGACACGGCGAGCGAACTCTCGGGCATCGTCTGCCGATCCCAAGAAGGCTCCAGCCTGCACGGTGATGTTGACCTGACCGCCGAGCGCATTGTTTGGCACGATGTTGCCTGAGCGTGAGGGGACGAATAGTTCAGGCCCCTTCTCGCCCACGATGTACGGCTCACCGCCAGTCACAGGCCCACCGGCTGCTCGACCTCGCTCTCGCGTCGTGCGCGTTCCACCGCCACCGCCGCCGCGTGGCAAGAAGCCGCCGATGAAGGGCAGATTGTTGGCAAGGTTGATCAGTGTTCGCACGACGCTGATCGCGCCTTCAACTAGTCCAATGAAAAATCTGATCGGCGCGGTGATGAACTCAAAGACCTTACCGATGGCGTTCAGCGCGATGGCGAGCGGGCCGTTGCCGTCGCCCCAGAGGATCTTGGCGAGTTCGCTGACAACCGTGACGGCAAACCCAAAGGCTCGCACGATGTTCGTCCCGATGAACAGCGCAAGGTCTAGCACGACCTTGATTAGCGGCTTGATGGCCTCAAATAGACTATCCACGACTTTGCGGAATGGCTCGATCGTGTTGTAGGCGATGATGAACCCAGCCACGAGAGCGGCGATCGCTGCGACGACGAGAATGATAGGGTTCATCGCCATAATCGCGTTGAATAGCCCCATTGCGGTTGCGGCGAGGCGTGTGGCCATTGCTGCTGCGTTGATCACCACCGTGAAGGCTGTGTACGCGCCGGCAACAATAAGTAGGACAGTTCTGTTTTCGTACAAGAACTTCGCGACATTCACCAAGACGCCGACAACCGAACCAAGCACGCCAAAAAGCGTCCCAAGCACAGGGACAACATTTGTCTTGATCGCGTCCGCAACTGCACCTAGAGTTGGAAGAATCTGCTCCCTGAATGCATTGAGCAGTTTGATCAACTCTGGGATCACGACTTCACCGACCTCAATCGCCATCGCAGTGAAGTTGTTGCTAAGGATCTGAAGTTGGAATGCGAGACCCTGCTCCTGATAACTGAGCGCGGTGTCTGTTGCGCCAGCGGCATTTTGCATAAGCGCCAACTCTTCGTTGAAATCTGCGCCGCCGTTCTTCGCGAGCACAAATGCTCCACGAATTGCACGAGCGTTTCCAAGAATCGCGCCGAGCGCCTCTGCGCTCCCGTTGGTCTTATCAACCATCTCAGCCAACGCGCCGCTAAGACCCTTAGAGGCAAGTGCCTGTGAGGTTAGTTCAATGCCGTATTTTGCCGCAACCTTCTGCGCTTCTTTGCTAGGCTTGATGAACTGTTGCATAATCGCGTTGAGTTGCGTAGTTGCGTTTGCTCCGTCAATACCGTTTTTGGTGAGCACCGCGATTCCAGCGCCGACTTCCTCAATGCTTACCCCGAGAGGTGCGGCGAGCGCGGTCACCTTACCGATTTCAGATGCTAGTTGTGGGAAGGTGATTACACCGCGATCCACCGTCTTGAAGAGCACATCGGAAACGCGAGCCGCTTCTTCTGCATCATATCCATACGCATTCAAGACCGCCGTGATACCAGCGGCAGACTCAGATGTCTGTGCGAGTCCTGCGGAGGCTGCTTTCGCCGCCGCCTCCAGCACCGTGAGGCCCTCTTCTCCAGCAAAGCCAGAGGAGGCGATGTCGTAAAGTCCCTGCGCGAGCGTCTCAGCGCTCTGCGGCAACTCCTTAGAGAGTTCTAGGACTGACGCCTTCATCGCGTCAAATGTGGCGGGACTTTCCTTTGCGATGCTGTTGACATTCAACATCGCCGTCTCAAACTCGCTTGCCTTCGTCACCGCAAAGGCAAGACCGGCAGCGGCGGCGGCGCCTGCAATGGCAATACCCTGCGCGGCTGCTCGGAACGGAGCGTTGAGGCTACTAGCGGTTCTGCCAAGCGTGCGCGCGTTCTTGTTGAGTTCGCGCATCCCCTTAGAGGCGGAATCCTTGAGAATAAAGGCGAGTGTCGTCGTTCGTTCAGCCACGCTTGCCCGCCTTTCTCGTCGTCACCGACGATTCAATCCGCATAAACTCCAAGCCACGCAGCACCCATTCGCCAGGAGCCTCTTCCAGTTCCCACGGCGCGACGCCCCACCGCTGAGCCAGCGCATCAAGCGCGTACTCCATCGGCACCGGCGCCTTCGCGTCGGGGTTTATTGCTGTTCTGGCGAGGGCTGTGCGGAGTTGCTGCCCTGCTCTTTTGGGAGTGTAAGTTCCTCAATCCAGTCGCGCATCCTGCTTGCGATGACAATAAGAACACTGAGCGGGAGGTCGTCAAGACTATCTACGCCGAGGTTGTGCGACGAGACAAGCGACAGAAGCCTGTCGGTGCTCTCTTCTTCGGTCGCGTCTGCGGCGCGGATAGCCTTGATCTCGCCCCAAGTAAACTCTCTGACCTGAACCCAGTGACCAGCGAGATCGCCAGTCAGTTCAAGTTTGGTCGTTTTTGCCTTTAGCATTTAGCCTCCTTATCCTGCTTAGGAAATCGTTGCGAGGTTGTTCTTCACCGTGATGGAGAAGTCCGTGCTCGCCGACGAGTCCACGATTCCGCGATAGGTAATATTCGCCACGATGACGCCATCAACCTCTGCGATCTCGTGCGTGTCTGCCACGCCGTAGAAGTCGAGTGTGAACTCATAGTTGCCTGCGCCAAGCGTTGGCCCAGTCACCGCGATGCGGATCTTGCGCTCGCTCTTGAGCAGGAACTTGTCAAGTTCGTTGCGATTCGTGAAGTATCGGACGATCTCGAGTCGCGCCTGTCGCGCGACCGGTGCGACCGTATCCACGGCTGCCGAAGTGCCATCAAGCGCATCGCGTCGGACGAGGCCGCGCGTGAGCGTGAAGGTCGCCTCTTGCACCGAAGTGTCGGCGGTCGTGCCGATGGTCGTCGCGTCAATGTAGACGGCTGCGTCTACACCGAGCACGCTGACCTGTGTGGTGTCGGATGGGCTGGCGCTGTATGCCGTGCCCAGGGCGACCGTGCCGGCTGCGATCGTCGTCGCCGAGAAGGTGACGGCTTCGTCCTTCACATAGGTGATGCTCAGTTCGTCTGTCGCGCACCCTGCAAGCAGGTATGTCGGGACGACGGTGCCGCCATCCGCCCAGCCCCACTCTGCCGTGAATGTCTTTGGCGCGTTAGCGGTGCCGCTGTTTGGCGTGTATGCCCAAGTGTATGGGGCTGCCGTACCCGAGACGGATACGCCGCCCTTGACGGCGGTCTCCAGCCAGAACGGAATCTGGTTGTAGAGCACTGGTCCCGCGACATTGAGACCATTGCGCTCAATGCCAGGGTTGATCTCGTATGTCTCAAAGTAGTTGCCACGAAGCGTCGTGTTCGCGATGCTCGTGACCTCCTGTGAAGGAGTCGCCTCGTTCACATAGAGCACTCGCGTAGCGGTGGCAGCGGAACCAGCCGTTGATTCAATCGCTCCCACGAGTTTCAATAACTGGTTGACTGCCATTTGTTTCTCCTTATGCTGCTTCTACCGAGTTCAGGTTGTTTGCCCGCTCGATGTATTTGCCGAGAACTTCGTCAGCCGCCTGCTGACCCGCTTCTTGTGCCGTCTGCGTGGACGGAGTGACGAACGGCTTTGCCTGCCCGCCAGGGTGTTGCACGAGTTCAGAGAATCCAAACGCGAGCCGTAGCGCGCCCGTATCCCGAGGTCGCACGAGGTGCGACTTCGTACCGTACTCAATCAGGTGCCTATGGTTGCTGCCCTTGCCCATCGCCGCCGCGATCACGCCGATCGTGCCAGGCTGCCTGCGGATCTTCTTCGCGTTGATGGACTTGTAGAGGTTGCCGGTCTTTCGCCCGACGCCCTGCGTGATATAGAACTGCTGGATGACGAAGCGCATCGCCTTACCAGCGGCGTCGCGCATCTCCTCTAGCAGTTTCTCAACTGGCCCTTCGTAAAACTGCGAGGCGTAGCGCTCGGTGAACTCTGTCTCGTACTTGAGGCTGAATGAGGTCTGCGCCATTACGGTGCGATTGTCCCCAAAACTTCGCGTGTCGTCACTTCCACCTGCATCTCAATCACGGCGAACATCTCGCCGCCGTATTCCGATTCTCCCATACGAATGTCCGGCACGAGTGCGCGAACTACCACAGTCGGGAGTCCAAGTTCCATCTTTGACACGACCTGCTCCACGAGCACATCGCGCCAGAGATAGAGCGCCTTCACATTGCGATCGGTGCCAGCCGCCTTCGCGATATAGAAGCGCACAGGGAAGCGGTGGATCTGTCGCACGAGGCGATTGGGGCCGTATTCCGCCGTGGTGGAAGGGGGAAAGACCACCACGGACGGAAACACGGAGATCATATCAGGCGGGAGCGCCGTCGCCAAGCGGATATCGTCATAGCCCGTAGGTGGCGTGACATTGGCGGCGGAGAACCTCGCAGCGAGCGCGGTGCCGATCGCGTAGGTATCAAGCGACATTTAGACCGCCTGTGCTGCGATGCGATAGGCGCGCAGCATTTGCTCCACATCAGGGTCAAGCCG